ATGGAACTCCTGGAACTGCGGGAGTTTTTGATAGCGATCTTTATAGCCAACTTCTACAGACTTTAGACCAGCAGAATAGCGCTGCAATAGCAAATAAAACAAATTTTAATAATTATGCGCAAGCGGTCGCCAATGCTCAACTTGCTGTGAATGCGGGCCAACAGCCGCAGCAGCTTCCATCAGTTCCTCAGCAAATTAATGTTAGCGATCAGGGAGTTTTTACTTATACAAATTTTGCTAATCTTCCAGTACTTGTACCTAATACAACTAAAGTTGTTCCCTCAATTAATACTTTCCCCGCAGCGCCATCCGTTGATAAGCAGGGGATTATGTACAATATGATTACTGCTATTTACAATAAGACGTTTCCGCCAGCTAGCTAAACAAAACCGGCCTATATGGAACTAAAAGTATCCTTCAAAAACTGGCAGCAGAAAGAAGTCTACTACTGCACAAAGCGCAACCAGTGTTTTAGTGGGGGATACAATAACGGCAAGACTTTTATTCTTTGCCTTAAAGCATTAACATTACTTTTAACTTTCGCCAACTATCGTGTTATTATTGCACGTCAAGTTTACACGGATCTCCGTCGTACTACAATGCAAACTTTTCTTGCAATGTGTCCGACGGAGTTAATCTTAAGTCACAATGAACAAGAGGGGCTAACACAATTAACTAATGGCAGTTTAATCTATTGGATGCACTTAGACCATGTTGATGAGAATTCTCTCCGTGGTATTGAACCAAATAGTATTTTTATTGATCAGGGCGAAGAAGTTCTTGAAGCTGTATTTCTTGCATTAGATGCCCGCGTTGGTAGGTGGGCTCATGCAATTGTTCCACAAAATTTACTTGAAAGTTTTCCCGAATGGCCAAGAAAAGATGGTAAACCTATTGTTCCATCATACATGTTTATCGGATGTAACCCAGATACTGAATTTCACTACATCTACCGTAAATACCATCCGAACTCTATTGAGTGCGATCCTGATTATTTTTTTATTGAGGGGGAATGGGATAGAAACTTAGGCTCTGAGGAATCTTATGATGAAGCGTTAAAGAGAGATCCTGAATGGGTTGCAAAATATGTTAAGGGGCAGTGGGGATCTTCTAATGCCTCCATTCATAAAATTAACCCTAGTTCAATTATTGAACCTGATGCAGTAATTAAACACAATGACAGGGAATACCCGATACTCCAATTCCTGCGAGAAAAAGCCGCCTTATCCAGAATTATGGATCATGGTTCTACGGCTCCTACCTGTTGTCTTTGGAGTGCTGCTGTTTTGGGCGTATATATATTTTATCGTGAGTATTATGTTGCTAATGCAAGAATTTCTTATCACCGGACGGAAATAAGTAATCTCTCCCTCGGCGAGGAATACGTTGACAACTTTGCGGACCCACATATTTTTGATAAAGCTAGCCAGGCTAAGGGCGGTATTTATTCCGTTGCTGATGAATATAAGGACGGAGAACTAGATGCGCCTCCAATCTATTGGCAAAAAGCGGATAATAATGAATTTGCAACACGTAATCGTATTAATGAATTACTGGCTCCGTCAGTAAGATTCAAACACCCAGTAACTAAAGTTTCACCGAGCCCTGGTATTTATTTTATTAAATCATCTAAGGAATACCCTAATGGTTGTGCAGAGTCTATTCGACAACTTGGCGCACAGCGTAAAAAACTTATTGGCACTGTAGATGGTAAAAATCTTTATGATGAAGAACGTGACCAGAGTATTACAGATCATGCTTATGATTGTGTAAGATATTATGTAGCTATGCACGGTGCTCAGCCTAAAGTTGAACAACGGAGAAAGCCACGTAATTCTTTTGCATATTATCAGGAAGTTTTAAGGCGGCAATCATATATGGACAGGCAGGTGCAACCGAGATGAGCAGCTTTAACGAAAATACAATAAATTCCAATCCTTGGGTTGCCCGCATTGCACTTGCTGATAAAGCATTCAAGGCTTGGGAATCTAAATTTGATTGTGTTAGACTTTATGATTATTATGAAAATTTCCAGTGGAAAGCTCGTACTGATAGCCCACAATTAAACTACCGTCCCTATACCCTTAACTTGATCTATTCCACGATTAAGATTAAGTTGGCATCCTTTCTTTTCCAAAAACCTGAGTTTCTAGTAACGCCAGAGCCGGGCCATTCCCACTGGGATTTGGATACCGCAGTTCAATCTGCACAAATTAAGCAAGATACTCTTAATACTGTTGCTAAGAACCGTAATGTAAAGTTTGCAAGACACCTTAAATATTGCGCGCTTGATTCTTTTTTCTGGTTTGGTCTTATGGAAGTTGGTTACGCTGCGGATTGGCGTAATCCAATTAAAGAAGATCCTTATCTTAATTCTTGGGATGATGAAGATACTCCTGAAGATAAAGTTCGGGTTAAAGAAAATCTTGAAGTGCCCGTCAATGAGCGGGCTTATATCAAGCGGATTAAACCGCAACGTTTCAGGGTTTCAGTTAGTGATGCTGAAGACCTGGAAGATTTTGAGTGGTGCGGATATTGGCAGTATTATTATATTGAAACATTAAAGCATACTCCAGGGATTAAGTTTCCTGAGGAATACTCCGGATCTATTTATAGCGTAGATAATATTGGATCATACTCCCGCGACTCGCAAAGCGGCCTGTACCTTCCGCCCAAAAACAACGGATCTATTTGTAAGGTTTGGCATATTTGGGATTCTATTGCTAAAAAACGTCGGATGATTTTGGACGGTTATAATCGAGAGGGTTATGAACTTTGGACTAAACCTTTTGAGAAACTTCCGCTTATAGATCTCCGCTGGGAACTACGGAAAGATGGATTTTATCCTATTCCTCCTGTATGGTATTGGCTAGCTAGTCAGGATGAAATTAATGAAAGTCGTGAACAAATCCGGTCTTATCGACGAAGATTTACTCGTAAGTTCCAAGCAATTCAAGGCCAAGTTGATACGGAAGAAGTTGAGAAGTTTGTAGCTGGCCCTGATGGTATTGTTGTATTTGTTAAACAACCTAATGCTATTAGTGCTATTGACAACCCAGAAATAGGCCCAACAAGTGAAAATGCACTGGTTCAAGCAAAGGATGATTTTAATCTTATTAGCGGTACTAGCGCTGAGGCACGAGGCCAAAATGCAGATCGTGAAACTGCAACGGCAGCTAAAATTGTTAATGATAGAAGTCAGATCCGCGAGTCTGTAGATCAGCTAGATTTTTCTATTTTTGCTACTGATATTGGCCGGGAAATGCTAACTGTACTTAAAGAAAATCTTGTTGAGGGTTTATGGATTAAATATAGTAGCGATCCTGATGAAGGTGTACTTACTGATATGAAAGTTAATATGCCACTATATAAATTTATTAAAGCGCAGGATCTTAATGATGGCTACGATTATACTATTGATGTTGATATTAAGAATGCAACACCTGCTGCAATGCAAGCGGAACAAACTGCTTTTGTTAATTTTATTATGTTTGTACAAAATGCCCCAATGATTGCAGCAAGCCCTGTACTTATTCGAGAAGCTGCATATAGATTTGGTTATAAAAATGAAAAAGTTATTCATCAAATGCAACAAGTAGCAATGTTATCAATGGCTGCAAAAGCTGCACAAGCGGGCGCTACAGGACAACAAATTATGGGCGCTGCTGCACAACAAGAAAACGGAGGCGGTTCAAATTCTGCAGATGTTGCGAAAGCTCAAATGGCACAACCTGACGCTGGTACAATTCAACATCAAATTTCACAACAACTTCAATGACAACCTCCGAAACTTTTTGGCAATTTAATTTTGGGCATTTACTTACGATCTTAACACTTATAATGTCATTTTATTTTGCGCATAGAAATACATCAATTAAAAATGAAGAAATCCAAAGACTTCTTGATGCTCGTTTAGAGCAAGAAGCAAGGGATCGGCAAGAAATGAAAACTAAACTTGATCTTATTTATAATTGGTTTATGAATTCTATCATTAACGCAAGGCGAGATCGCCCATCAAACGAGGGTTAACCTATTATGTCAGAGCAGGAAACACAGCAAGCACCACCTATTATTGAAGACCGAAAATCTGCAATTGCAGCAGCTTTAACCGCTATTGAACCGGAAACTACTAATGAAAATACAACTACTGATACTAAAATTGAGACTAAGGAAACTAAAAAAGAGTCTGCTACTGAAAATACTGATGAAGATAAACTGCTTGCTGAGCAAGGCCGCCAGCTTATTCAAGCATTAAATGATCCTGAAAAAGCTCCGTTGGTCATTAAGTTCCTTGCGGAGCAAGCAGGCTATACTAAAAAAGAAATCGCACAGGCAGAGACTAAATCTGAAGTTAAAGAGATTAAAGATACCATTCTTGATATTTGTAAAGAAGAAATGGGTGAAGAGTTTGATATTGTAGCTGTACGAATGGCTAAAGCTCTTGATCGCATTCTTCCAAAAGCCCAGGAAGATATCCGGGCACAATTACAGCAGACGGAGCTGGAACGTGAACAGCATAAGTCTGCCACTGTTATTTCTAGAATTACTGAAGAATTCTTTGGTGTTGGTAAAGATCTCCCTCTTGAAGTTTCTAATTTGATGAGTTCTTATATGGATAAAATTCAACCAACTCCGGGCATGGACGTTGAAGAT